ATGTGGTTGTTGTTATATATGGTGATCCAACTTGATAGTATACGCTATACATGGTCTCATTAGTTAAATTAAATTTTTCAACCGCAGCGACTCCAGCGCCAAATATCCAAGCAAACTCTGTTTCTTGAAATAAGGTACCACAATCATCTCTAGCATTAGCTAAATCCCATTTGGTTTGGTGTGCGTATGATGTTTCATTAACCATATGAACAGCGCTAGTCCATGTTGAGTGAATTGTACTATCACCTTTAAATGCACCGTCAGTGTTTGTTGACCAAATAAATAATATGTTTTTACTGCACGCACCAGAAGTATATGACGCGGGATAATCTAATAATTCACCTAGGTGAACTGTTTGATCTGTTGAATTTGTTGTTCTATGAACGTTCTTCCAAGGTGAACTATCTTTATATCCACCAGCTAAGTATGAGTAATTAATTACTTGTCTATATTTAAAACCGGTTCTATCGGTATCTTGTGACCCAACTGGTTCCCAACCACCATCATAATTCGATGATGCTGTGTATGTAACCACAAAACTACCACTAGTAGATTCTTCTAAATATAACGAACCAATATCTGGGCTAGAAGGTCTATTTGCTCTAGGCCCTCTAGGTATGATATATTGTCCACTAATATTTAATGAACCACTAACTTCCACATTTTCTCTTAGCATAATCTAATATAACGATTTTATCCCGTAACTACAAGTCTTCCACTTCTATTTGTTGAAAAAGTTAATATCACTTGTGTTGTTGTTATTCTAATGTTAGATGGGAAAAACATATCACCATTCGTGTCAAACACTTGTGCTGTTAAATTTGCTGTTCCTAACGTATGTGTAAACGTTACACTTGACACGTTTGAAAAAGTTGTTGAATTACTCAACGCAACTCTTTTCCATGATTGCCAAGTATTACTATTCTTACCTCTAACATACATTATACCCGTTCTATAATCACCGTATATTTGATGTTGCCATTCCGAACTATAGTATTGGGAGTATAACGCGCCGTCTGTTGCGTTTCCGGTTAAATTAGTGCTAGACCCATCTACGTTTGTAACGTATGTTATACCGTTTGAATCTATTGTATTTGCTGCGACAGCGTCATTTGACCCAGTATTTCTAAAACCACGGCCATCAATTTGGTCGGCACTTGTTGCTGTGGCCGCATTACCATCAATCGACACCCCAGTTAAAGTTTGTGCCCCAGATGCTCTATTGGCAGTAATTGCTGTTGTACCAACATAATGGGTAGCGTTAAATAATGCAAAGTCTCCAGTATTATTGTTCGCTGCAGTTCCAAAAGTTCTTTGTGCTAACACATCTGTACCAATAACTAGACCTAAATTTGTTCTAGCACCGGCGGCTGTTGTTGCGCCAGTACCACCATTAGCAATTGCAACAGTTCCACTTACGTTAGCTGAAGTTCCTGTTGTGCTTTGATTCCACGTTGGCACGTTGCCTGAGTGATAAATTGTATACGTTCTGAAAGTTAATGTATCACCATTGTATATTTTTAAACCTTCGGTGTAAACCCCATTACCGTCTTTAGAACCAATATCAATATATCTATTTGTGGTTGCACTATCATATCTAACTTTTATAACCGGACCATTTGCTGGTCCATCTAAAATAGTATATAATGTTTGATTAGAATAACCATTTAATGAAGCTGCGTAACCATCGGTGTTAACTCCAGCTAAGTTTAATGTTGCGCTCGCTCTACCTAAAGTTATTGATGTTGTTCCGAGATGAAACGATGAGTTAGCTAAATATGAATTTCCAATTGCTGTACCATTCCAAGTACCCCCTGTGATTGTACCAACGTTTGTGATCGCTAAATCGTTAATTCTTGCTTTAGTTTCATCACCAGTATTTGTTCCTGAAGATGTGCCACTAAAGTTTGAACCACTAATAGCACCTAATGCTGTAATGTCACCCGTTCTACTTATACTTAACGCCGTAGAAAATACCGTATTTGCATCATTTATTGTTCTAAAATCTAACGTACCAACCGCCCTAATATCCCATTGTTTATTATTTGTGGTTTGTAACGTATTTCTAAAACGAATAAATGCATCGTCTGAAACTAAGTTAATTGTTCCAGTTGCAGCCACACCAACGTATGTGAATGTTTTCGCCCCTGAAATTGTTTGATCACCTGTAGTGTAAACACCGTTCGTTACAGTTGCCGCATTACCCGATACACCACCTTGTAACGAACCTGTAAATGCTGTCGATGTTACAGATGTTAATCCGGTAAGGGATGTTGCAGTTCCGCCTAATGTTATTGATGTAGAACCAATTGTTATTGTTTTATTAGAACCTAATAGTGATCCGTCTACTTGAGCGGAACCACTAATAACACCATCACTATTTAATTTGCTTTTAATAGTTGTGTTAATAGAACTTGTAAATGAATTTAAAGAACCTGTTGATACCTCGACATTACCAATTCTTGTAACAGCATTATTAAATTCTGTTTCGCGAACTAATCTTTGTTCTGAACCTAACTGTCCGGCAATCCAATAATCATTTGTACCATCCCATAATAATGAGCCAGAAATTTGACTCGGTCCGGTTGTATCTTTAACTCTTAAGCCAGCACTGGTTGCCCCTGTACCATTAAGATTAATTAAATTATTATCAACATCTAATGTTGTTGTGTTAACGTTTGTTGTGGTTCCTTTAACTAATAAGTTTCCTTTAATAGTTACATTGGAACCCGTTAATTCAATTGCGTTTTGTATTGATGTTGTAAATGCGTTTAAACTCGATGTCGATGTTTCGATCGCAGTTATGTTAGTACCATAAACTGTTCCTGTGGCACTTACTGATCCAGTAACATAAATAACACCATTGGTCTCATCCATGATAGAGTCACCAATATGATCACCACCTATTGATCTAGGTATCTTGCCGTTTGTTAATGTTGGTTCGTCACCAAGTGATCCGGTATTTCTTGGACCACCGATAAACATAGCACCACCGTAATGAGCATCAGACGTATTTCTATATATGAAACGGTTGTTTAAACCATCCCAAAACAATGATGCGGTAACTGAACCATTTGATCCTGAATCATGTATTTCTAAACCAGCAAATCTTTCTGCTGGATACGATGCGTTAACAACAATCACATTATCCTCAACAATTAATTGTGACGCTGTTGAATACACAATCGAAGAAGAACCTAATACCGTTAAGTTATCGGTTATAACCAAACTACCAGTAATTGATTGACTACCTAAGAAACCATTTGAACCTGTTGTTGCGTAACTACCTGTTTTTTCTTCAAGTGATGATATTCGACCAGATTGTATGAAATCATTATTAGCTATCGAAGATGATAAACTCACTATACTAGAACTTAAATTGAATGCAACCGAAGAACTTAATGAGTATATTGATGATGATAATCCTAATGTTGTAACAGCAACCGACGCACTAAAATCATTAATACTTGAAGATATGCTTGAACTAAATGTTGAATACCCTGTGGTTCCGGTAATTAATACTTGTGCACTACCAGATATTACTGATTCATCATTTAATTTGTTTTTAATTGTTGTGCTTATTGAATCTGTAAAAGCGTTTAAACTACTTGTTGTCGATTCAATACTGTTTAACCTACCATTTTGTGTGTCATTCGTAGAACTAAATGACGATGACACGGTACCAAGACTAGAACTTAACTCTGATGTTGTTGTTGCAACAGATGAACTCAAAGAACCTATTGATGAGCTAAGGTCCAATGTTATAGTTTGAACTGATGAACTTAAAGACCCTACACTTGAACTCAATTCAGATGTGGTTGCACCTACGCTAGAGCTTAGTATGTCAATACTTGAAGATATACTTGAACTAAATGTTGAATAGCCCGTAGTTCCAGTAATTAATACTTGAATTGAGCCAGATATAACATTTTCTTCACTCATTTCGTTCTTGATTCTAGTATCTATAGAACTTGTAAATGAGTTATATGATGATGTTGAGTTTTCAATTGCGTAAAATCTACCATCATTTGATGCCGTATATTCTTGAAAAGTTGTTTCGTCTAATTTACCTGTGCCAATTGCTTGACCATTTAATGTTATTGACCCAGTTATATTAACAGACCCAGTAACATTTAGTGATCCGTTCACATTTTCAGACCCAGTAACATTTAAAGAACCACTTATACTTTCAACACCAATAAAATTATTTGACCCTGTGGTCGCTATTCTAGATGCATCAATGTGAACCAATGAATTGTCAGCTTGGACATTTAATATATCAGATGAAATAGATATACTATTACCCATACCGCTATGAAATGTACAGAAATAATACAGGGTTTCAGGCGTACTATCAGTAACCTCGATTTGTATATAGTCTGGTGCAGTATCAATAGTAACACCTTCAGTGTATATTGTACCACCATTACGAGTACCATCATATGTTGTTGAAAACCTAAATGGATGATGTTCCATGTTAGGATATATGAATTTATATGTAAATCCTTTAATAAATTTTAAAGGTGGGTTTTGTACATTATCAATAAAATATTTACCACCAGAATCAGTTACTGTTATTAAAATTAAATTATCACTACCTAATGAAATGTCATTAATCTTTAAGGCTCCGGTTATCTCTGTGTTTGAATTAACCTTGAACCCATCTACATTTGAAATTGATGCTGTGGCGCTACCATCAGCAATTTGTGTTAAATTAAGTCCAGTAACACCGCTAGCTGGGATATTTACCAATCTAGATCCATCACCATCAAATGAACCAGTAAAAGAACCTGTTGTGTAAGAACTTGTGAAGTCTTCAAAACTAGAAGTTAATGAACTGAACCCAGTTACACCGCTTGCCGGAATATTTATTAATCCGGAACCGTTACCCTCAAATGAGCCAGTAAATGACCCTGTGGTATATGAACCAGTAAAGTCTTCGAAGCTGGATGTTAATAGGTATTCAGCAGCATGTGATGCTGAAATTGCATTACTTGTTGTACCGGAAACGGTGGCGCTAATCGTCCCAAGGACTCTTAAATCTCCCGAGATTTCCCCCGAACCAGATACTGATAGGGAGCCCGATATAAGTGGATCAAATATACTCATCTAAATGTGTATTAT